AGAGGAACGGGTTCACCAGCAGGTAGCCTGGAACAATATGAAGTTGCAATGGATGTTGCGGCTCAAACACTTTATGTTAGTTCAAACGGAACAGACGCAGTTATACTAGCAAACAAATATGATGATGCAGATGCAGTTACGGCAATTGAAGATGCAAGTTCATTAACACTAAGTGGCACAGTTGATACAGATGATATGTTAACAGCCATGGGTGGATTTACAGTTGATGCCACAGGCGCAACTCCACCAGACAGTTATAACACTTCATTGTTTGCCAAACGCCAGGTAGATGGTGATGATGGCAGCGGTAATAATTCCAGCACAGGTGCAGGAAATAGAACTATAGCTACAGTATGGCGTGACTTGGATTCAGAAGTTATCAATACATTTTATGATAACAGAGGTGCAAGTCTTGATTATGTATTACAATCAGATAGTGGTAATATCACACAATACTTAGGTGGTATTGCAATGCAGTCAGGATCAGATGCTGGCCAAGTTGGACACTGGATTGAAGGTTGGGCTTATGATACTGGCCAAGCTGGGGGATATGGAACTAATGTTATATTCCAAGCCAACAAAGATTGGTTCTATAGTTACGGAAGAATCATGGCACAAAAGAGTGCAACACTTCAAAACCAAAATGGTGATGATGAAGCACCATTGGTAGTCAAAGCTGATTGGGATAATAATAATGCAATTGCAGCAGAGTTTTGGAATCTTACTACCAATCAAGATGATTCAGTTAGTCTTATTAGCGGAACAGATGATGCAGGATCAAAAACATACAACAACCAATTGCGTAGTTACAGAGACGGTGATAGAAAGTATCAATACTTTGATGTGCTGAATGATGATGGAACTTACAATGACACTCTATATGAAATGAACAAAGACACCAACACTGGTGATATGAAACACAATATGTATGGACAGGTTAGAATAGAATTATCACCTGGCACAGGAATACCAAACACTTCACTACAAATCCAAACTGATATGACAAACGCTACAAGTGATTTGTCAACTGGTGTTAAAACAAATCTAAATTGGAATGCTGGAACAATACCAGATGGCGCAGAATCATTCCAAGAATTTACAGTTCAAGATAATACACAAGGTCAATTACAAGTTGGATACTTTGGTTCAAGATACAAAAGTGCAAACAACGGTGAACTAAGCACAATGAAATTGGTTGCTACAACACATGATGGTTCAGATGAAGCAGAACTTAGTATTAATCAAAAAGAAGCAACTGCTGATGTGCCATTTAAGTTTGTAAACATGACCACAACTGTAAGAAATGCATTAAGCAGTGTTAATAATGGAACAGTAATCTATAACACTACAGACAACAAACTACAAGTTTATGCAGCTGGCGCCTGGGAAACAATAACCTCATCATAGAAGGAGATCTACCATGATTGAAAATGCGGACAACACTGAGGACAAACAGGAAAAAACAAAAGGAAGACCACCTATTGAAGTAGACAAGGCAGTATTACGCAACCTATGTGAAATACAATGCACTATCAAAGAAATAGCCTACGTGCTAGGTGTGAGTGTAGATACATTAAATAGGAACTATAGGGATGTTATTGATCAAGGCAAAAGCCAAGGCAAGATAGCATTACGCAGAGCACAGTGGAGAAACGCTATGGAGAAGAATAATGTTACTATGCAGATTTGGCTAGGTAAGAATGTTCTCAACCAAACAGATACTCCATTAGATGAAGAAGCGGGAACAATTCTACCGTGGACAGACTAAACTAAAAGGAAAGCTACAACATGAGCAAACAAACAGATCACAAGTGGGCGGAAGTCACAGAACAAAACGCAAAAGATATTGTGGAAATTAAACACAGTATCAACACTATTAAAGACAACCACTTGCATCATATTGAGCGTGACATGTGTAAGCAATCAAAATCTATTGAGAAGATAGAAAATAAAGTTTGGTGGGTATTAGGCCTGCTAGTAGCATCAACAGTAATAGGGATGATAAAACATGGCATATAAAAAGAAACCTAAAAAGAAGTAAATGAAGATAACTCCCCATAACTTAGATGCATGGAGGATTATTCCCCGTCTACTAATACTATTCTATATGGTTGTATTTTATAATTCAACACAGTGGTTTATGGCGTTAGAAGATCCTAGCAATGCACAAGCAGGCTTTATATCAACAATAGTTGGTGCAGGCGCAGCTTGGTTTGGATTGTATGTAGGTTCAAAAAGCAACAAGGAAAGCAAATGAAGAGACACATTAATTCAGACCACTGGGATACCAAATTGGATCAACCAGATGGCAAACTTAAAACACAACGCTTGGAAACAATATTTGTAGAAGGCGGACAAGTAAAAAGAGAAACAGTAACAAGACAGTTCTTTGGCAACGGAGGATACATGGATAGTGAAAGTATTGAGATAATTTGTAATGCCACTAAGTGAAGTTCAGAAAGAAGTCAGCCAAGACACCAACAGATTTAAAGTTGTTGTTGCAGGTAGACGCTGGGGTAAGAGCTTTCTTGCAATGCATGAAATTGCAAAGCACGCCAGATATCCCAATAGTAATATCTTTGCAGTGTTTCCAAGTTATAGACAAGCCAAGCAAATTATATGGGATGATCTAAAAGAGAAGTTTATTAGATGTAGATGGGCTAAGAAAATAAATGAAAGTGATCTTTGTATTACATTGATCAATGGTAGTAAGATTTATTTACGTAGTGCAGACAACCCAGATAGTTTACGTGGTGTGAGTATGGATTATTTGATCATGGATGAAGCGGCAATGATTGATCAAAAGATGTGGACAGAAGTTTGTAGACCTGCGTTATCAGACCGCAAGGGAAATGGATTGTTTATTACAACTCCAAAAGGCAAAGGCAGTTGGATATATGAACTATGGCAAGGTGCACACGCTCAAGACAATTGGAGTGCATTTCAATACACTACATTAGAAGGCGGTAATGTAGATGCAGATGAAATTGAAGCCGCAAGAAATGAATTAGATGAGAAATCATTTAGACAAGAATATGAAGCCAGCTTTGAACAATACAGTGGAAGCATTTATTACAATTGGGACAGCGGCACACACATTAAGAAACAAGATAAAGACTTTAAGAAGAATGAAATACTACACGTGGCAATGGATTTCAATGTAACCCCACTTGTAGCTGCAATATGTAGAATTAACGGCAATGAAATAAGCGTTATAGATGAGATTAGTATGGAAGGTTCAAATACATTTGAAATGGCAGAAGAGTTGATAAACAGATACCCAGACAATAGAATATGGGTTTATCCAGATGCATCAGGTCAAGCACGTAAGACCAGTTCAAACACCAGTGACCATCACATACTAAGAAACTCAGGGTTCACACTTAAAGTTAAGAATATCAATCCACCAGTGAAAGATAGAATAGCGGCAGTGAATGCAAGTCTTAAAGCAACGGACGGAACTGTTAAATTAAGTGTGGACCCTAAGTGTAGAAACTTAATCAAATGTATAAGTGGACAAACCTATAAAGAGAATACACAAGTTCCTGATAAAAGCGGAAACTTAGACCACATGAATGATGCTCTGGGATATTTGGTGCATTGGATAAACCCTATCAGAAGACCACAGCCAGAGTTTGGCAAGAAACCTCAGTTATTTGGACATTACTAAAAGGATAAATAACTGATATAGAGTGACAATAACTGATCATTATTGAATGACTACCTTTATAAAGGAAAATATAATTATGTTAACATTAGAACAACTAGAACAGACCCATCCTAACTACCAAGCGGTAGCAAAGCAGGCCAACTATCATTACAAATCATACGTGGGTGGTGAATTGTATAAAAGTGGTAATTATTTAACACAATACATTGGTGAGAACCAAGCGCCTGGTGACCAGTATGGAAAGAGGATTAACTCTACGCCATTAGATAACCATGTGCAAACTACTGTAGATATTTACAGAAGTTTCTTGTTTAGAACATTACCTAAGCGTGACATTGGATTGTTAATCAATAATCAATTAGTTAATGCTTGGTTGTATGACACAGACCAAGAAGGACAAAGCATAGACAGTTTCTTAAAGACTGCAAATGATTTAGCAATGGTGCATGGAAGCACTTGGATATTAGTAGACAAACCTGCATACAAAGTAGAAACAGAAGCTGAAGCAATTGAATTAGGCATACGTGCTTATGCAGCAATGTATACACCACAAAACGTTTTAGATTGGTATTATGAACGCAACGTTGCAGGTAAAATGGAACTTGAATATATCAAAGTGCGTGAAAGTGAAAATGATTCTCATGTGATATTTACGTGTTGGTATAAAGATAGTGTTCACAAATACCGTATAGCCAAAGATCCAAACACTGGTGATTACCGTAGTATTGAAAGCTATGAAGAACATGCTAATCCATTAGGTTACATTCCTTTTGTATTCCATGCTCCACTAAGGTCACCTACAAAAGGTGTTGGATTTAGTTTAGTTGCAGACGTGGCTAACCAACAAAAGTTTATATACAATTGTTTAAGTGAAATAGAACAACACTTGAGAATTAGTTCACATCCTACACTAGTTAAGCCAACTTCAACTGACGCAGTTGCAGGTGCAGGCAGTGTGCTAAACTTAGATGAAAGCATTGACCCAGGATTAAAACCTTATTTGCTTTCACCAAGTCTATCAACAACAGACAGTATCTTAAAAACAATTGAAAACAGTGTGCAATCAATACAACGTATGACGCACACATCAAGCATTCAAGCTACAACAGGATCACCAATGAGTGGTGTTGCATTACAAACGGAACGTCAGTTATTAAATGCAAAGCTATCAGACATGGCTGACACGCTCAAAGAAACAGAATACCAAATGTGGATTATATGGTTAGATTGGCAAGCATTAAATATGCCAGAAGACTTCTCATTAGAATATCCAGAAACATTTGACATGAGAGATGAACACTTAGAACTAGACCTATTAATGAAAACACGCAGTGCTGGTGTTAACAATCAAATGTTCCAAGATGAGATAAGCAGACAAATTGTTGCACTAACTGTAGATGACAGTGAACTACAAAGTGAAATACTTGCAGACATGGATAGCACAGAAGTGTTTGAAACACACGTGATGGTAGATCCACGCACAGGTAAAAGTGTAATTGTAGAATCACAAGCACAGCATTTAGCGTTGCTTGAACAAGGCTACACGCATGAAGGATAAACATGGCAAAGTTCAATGTTAAAAAACATGATAAAGTTTTGTCTAACACTCTTGAAGAAGTTCAAGCTGGTGTGTTTGACAATGCTAAAGCGTTAGAGTCAGAAGTAGCGGAACTGGTATCCCAAGGTCTACCAGTTGAGGCTTTAAGGCCACAGATAAATCAAGCATTTGGACGTCATGCTGAAAGTGTGCGTGCTAGTGCAAACAGTTTAAGAGATGTAAGCACAGACTTATTAGACCAAAGTAGTTTGCCAGTTGAACCTGCAGACTATGTGGCAGAGAGTGCATTACTACAAAGTTCACAAGATGAATTAGCTAACACTGTAGCCAGTGCTAGTGAAGATGTAATTAAGACAGCCGTGCTTGCCACAGTTGCTGGTGTAACTACAGCAGCCTTGGTTAATCAAGTGCGTGGAAGAATTAGCGGAGTTCATATGGACTCTAATGATCCAGAAGTAAAGAAACTACAACGTAAATTACGTAAGGCAACAGGAGAGAAACACAATGATCTTGTAGCACAAATTAAACGTAAATTACCTGGTGATGTAAACACAGCCGCTGCATTAGCAACGCTGTTGAGCACAAAAGCAGAAAGTGTTGTAGGTAGTTTCAACGGAGCATTTGCAAAAAGCAGAGCAAAGCGTCAAAACATTGAACGTTTTGAATATGCTGGTGGGTTGATGGCAACGTCAAGACCATTTTGTAGAAGTATGTTGGGATTACAAATGACTGAAGAAGAAATACAGAACATCTGGAATGGTGAAAGCTGGGCAGGAAAAGAGCCTGGTGATGCATTTGTAGTTAGAGGCGGATACAACTGCCAACACTATTGGGTGCCTGTTGAAAACTTTGAAGAAGAGTAAAAGGATAAATAAACATATATAGAGATATATAAGTTTTGTGCATTTTGCACACAGCCCTAACTTAAAAAAGGAATATTGACATGACAATTGAAACTCATGGCGTGGAAACACAAACTGAAACTGTAGACACTGGGGATACAGGAACAGGCCAAAATATAGAATCCCAGGTTGAAGCTAGTAAGACGTTTACTCAAGAAGAAGTAAATGAATTAATTGGCAAACGTGTTGCCCAAGTTAACAAGAAGTTTGAAAATGTTGACGTGGAAGAATACAAAGCACTCAAAGGCTTGAAAGAGCAGATTGAGGAAGAGACACTGATTAAGAAGGAAGACTTTAATGGTGTTCTTAAGAAGCAGAAAGAAAAGTCAGAAGGAGAAATCCATAGACTACGTTCTGAACTTGAGACTATCAAAATTGATGGCGCATTAATTGATGCGGCAAGCAAAGCAAAGTCAGTAGCTCCTGATCACGTAGCTCAACTATTGAGAAGAAATATTAAACTAAGTGAAGACGGACAAGTAATTGTTACGGATTCAGAAGGTAAACAACGTTATACGGATTCAGCTGATCCAATGAGTGTTCACCATTTAGTTGAAGAGTTCTTATCAAGTAACCAGTATTTTAAGAGTGCAGGCCCTAGTGGTGCAGGCTCTCAGGGTAATACTAATAACGCTGATCAAAAAGATTTTGATCTAGCACAACTTGACTTAAACAAGCCTGAGCATAGAGAAATCTATAAAAAGATGAAGGCTCAAGGTAAAGTTTAATTTTATAATATATAAAGGAAAATAATATTATGGCAAACTCAGCATACGGATCAGGCATCAACTTAGATGCAATGGTGGTCCCGGTTCAAGCAGCAACCGTATTTGCAGCACAAGAGAATTCTTTATACCTACCAGGTGTATTAATTCCATCAGTAGAAGTTCCAGCAGGATCAGCCTCAGCTCAAGTAGCTGTTATGGGTTCAGTGACTGCAGCTTCAATTTCAGCAGAAGCAGCTCCAGGCGTAGATTTTGAAACTCTACTTCCTTCAGACACTAAAGTTCCAGTTGCTTTAGATCTTTTAGCAGCACGCACAGTTCTACGTGACATTGGTGGCATTGACACTAATGACATGGGTAGAATCATGGGTAACGCTATTGCGGCTAAAGTTGATACACTAGTATCTATTCAACTTGGTAACTTAACAGCACAAGAATCATTAGGTGTAGACTTATTGACAGAATTGTATAAAGCAATTGGTGCCGTAAGAGCAGCTGGTGAAACAGGTCCACTTAATTGTGTAGTTTCAGCAGGCGCATACCAAGGCTTCATGGAAAAAATTGGATCATCAGCATTTGCTGGCGGTGAAACACAAAATGCAGCAATGCGTTCAGGTTTCATTGGTATGATTGCAGGAACTCCATGTTACGTTTCAGCTTACTTAAATGACACTAACACAGGTCTTACAAACACTAAATTTGCAGTGTTCTCTGGAGACGCACTACGCATGGCTATGCAAGGTGGAGTTAATGTTGAAGTTGAAAGACGTGCAGCGGCAGTTGGTAATGATATTGTTGCTTCAGCAGCATTTGGTGTTGCGGTTATTGATCAAACACGTGGTATCATTGTTCAAGACGCAGTATAATACAGCTTAAAGCAAACTGGAGCAGGCAACTGCTTCAGTTATTTTACAGGAGATAGAAAATGGCATTTGCTACAAATACAAATTTAGAAGAATACGCTCCAGAAGTGTTTCAACAAGGAGTTGATGATTGGACAGAAGAACTGCTCAAAGCACAGACTGATGTTATCAATTTAATTCAATTCAAATGGTGGAACAAGTTCTATAGCAGAAGTGAATTTGACAGTAGTAAATTAGTGGAAGCACAGTGGACTAAAGCTACAGTATATCAAGCCTTATACGCTTATATTCTGCCAAGATTATCTACATTCCGTCCAGAAGGGGACCCATACAGAGAGCAATTATCTTTTTATAAAGAACGCTTTCAAGAAGAATGGGAACTTCAATTTGGTGTAGGAATAAAATATGACTTTGAAAATGATGGAACTATTGATAACAGTGATATCAAGCAAGTAAGTCAAACTAGGTTGTATAGATAATGGCACGCAGAGAAGATATATTAGTAGAAATAGTTGAGCGTCTAAAGGCGCAACGCAGTGTTAAACTTGGCGTAGTTCAAAGAGATCCAATTGTGATTGAAGAACTTGCCGCAACTGCCTTTCCTGCTGTTTACATTGAGACCACAGATGAAGACATTGAAGATATTACTATGTCAATGGGTGCATCAGGGTTGATACGTAAAGGGTTAATGGAAGTCAGCATTGTGCTAGTAGTGGGTGGAAGAGAACGTGATACGCAAAGAAATATTGCCGTAGAAGCTATTGAAAACACACTAATGGCAGATAGAAGTTTAGACTCTACTGTAGAAGACATTAGGCTCACGAGAGTTGAAACTATCACAACGGGTGAAAGTGCCCCTTTTGCTAGTTGTGGGATGATATTCACTGTAGAATATTGTTACCAATTAAATAATACATAAAGGAGATATTACATGGCATGTATATCAGGAAAAAATGGTGCTTTATCAGTTGATGGTGGGTCTACTAACGTGGCTCAGTTAACTGCTTGGACTATTACACAAAACGCAGAAACAATTGAAGCATCTTACATGGGTGCTGATTGGAAATGCATCAAACCGGGAATGTCAAGTTGGGAAGGAACAGCGGAAGCAGTTTTTGACACAACTGAAGTATACCCAGTTATTGGCGCAGTAGTTGATTTGGTTGCTTATGAAATAGCAGGCACAACTACATATTCAGGAAGTGCAATTGTTACTTCATTGGAAACATCAGTTGGTGTTGAAGATATGATCACAGCATCATTATCATTCACTGGTGATGGACCGCTTACAACAGCATAAGAACGGGAGGACAAGTTAATGGCTAACACACAAGCAGGAATTAAAAAAGAACTGTATGCAGAACTATCCAAAGACTTGTCCACTTTTTCACGTGACTTAGTTGCAAACTTACGTGCTACCACCCCAATTGATACAGGTAGAGCACGTAAAGGCTGGCAAAACGTTTTCCGTGGAATGAACGGAAGAAAGATTGCACCATTGGCCAAGAACACAGTCCCATACATTGGAGTATTGGATTCAGATAAAACAAGTAGACAAGCACCCAACGGGATAGTTGAGGTTGCCCTACGTAACACAACAAGGAAAAAATAATTATGAGCGTTATAACTAAAGCAAAAGGTCATTTTAGAGACCAATTAACAGGAAATTTAAATAGCATTGAGGTTCCAGAATGGGACACAACAGTATATTTTAAGAACGTATCAACGTTTGCACAAGAACAAAAGATTCTTGAATTGCATGCAAAAGGTGAATTAGTTGCAGCATTGGTAGAAACATTAGTTCAGAAATCATTAGATAAAAATGGAAAGCGTATGTTTAGTAACGCAGACAAAGACGTGCTGATGCGTGAAGTTGATCCTAATGTTATTATCCGTATTTGCACAGAATTAAATGCAGCTAAAGATAAGGCATCTGAAACTCTGGGAAACTAACAGAGGATCTTGATACACTCTTGCTCTTTAAGATTGCTGGAGAGATAGGACAAAGTGTAGAATGGATCCTGCACAATGTAAGCACACTAGAGTTGCAGGGTTGGGCTAAATATTATGAATACCTACACCAGCAACAAAATAAAAGGATGGGATAATGGCAGATTATAATATTAATATTAACGCCAAGGACAACGCAAGTGGATCAATAGGCAAGATCTCAGGCGGACTTGGTGGGCTTACAGGCAGTGCTAATAAATTTAAGGTTGCAATGGGGGCGGCTGGTGCTGCTTTTGCAGCCTTAGGTGCAGTAAAGATTGTTGGTGATAAGATCACAGCAATGGATGACTTGGCAAAGAGTGCAAGGACAGCCGGTGCAGCAATGAGTGGTGAAGCTTTTGAAGGCTTCCAAGTAATGAAACAAGCTATGAATGAAGCAGGTATTGATGCCGCTACATTTGATAGAGCTATGCTTCAAACCACAAGCAGATTAAAAGCAGGAACAGAAGGGCAGAAATCATTTGCCGCTGTTACTGACAAACTTGGTGATAGTCTATTGGACATGAACGGCAACTTAAAAGCCGGTCCAGATCTATTACAAGAAATGATGAATGCCTTAAATGAAGGCAAGATTACAACAGAAGACTTTGCAAAAGTTGTTGGTGGACGTGCTGGTCCATTAATTCAACAACAGTTTGCAAGCATGAATGAAAGTGCAGAAGATCTACAAGCCACGCTTGATGATGTTGCACAAAACACAAACATTATTCCATTAGAGTCTGCTCAGCAGGCAGAAGCATTCAATGATAATATAGGGCGTCTAAAAGAAGGCTTGGGTCAGTTAATGACTGATGCCATTACACCATTGATGCCAGTATTATTAGAGCTAAGTGAAAAGATATTAGCAAACATGCCTGCCATTCTTGAAACAGTTCAAACAGCATTAAGTAATTTACAACCAGTATTTGAATTATTAGGAACACTACTTACAGAAGTAGTTTGGCCTATCATGCAAAAAATCTTTGAAGTATTAGGAAATATAGCAACAGCAATTACACCACTTATTGAAACTGCATTACCTTTATTAAAAGAAGCATTCCAATTTATTGTTGATGTAGCAACCAGCATGTGGAATATAATGAAAACTGTTTATGAGATTGCATTACCGGCACTTGAAGCAGGATTCACTGCATTAAAAACTATTGTTGATGCAGTTGTTGGTGCATTCCAAAAAGCTGTTGAAACACTAA